ACTAGCTGTAGCATTAGCTGTATCACTAGTGTTGCAAATATTAATTGATTTAATAATTGAATAATTACCTGCTGTATTAGCAACAGTGTAAACATTTGATCCAGTTGAATTACCTAGATAAAAAGATTTTGGAACTAGATTTGCCATTAGACCCCCATCCACATTAAGATTTCATTATCATATGTCGTAGTATTCATGTCCTGGATTGTCGCTGCATCAAGGATATGATCAACAAAAGATCCAGAATCGTGTGATTTTGCTACTGTGCCATCGTAACCACGAGTTTGAATTGTAAATGTTGTTCCAGATCTTGATGAAATCAACATTTTTTCTTCACTACTTGTACCTCTGTCAACAACAATAGCGAAAGGATTTGATCCAGAAGGGAAACCTACTGCATCGGTTACAGAAAAAGAAGAAGCACTGTTTGAAATATTAGCGCTTAAGTTAGTTCTTAGAGCTGCTCCAGTAAATTCTCTTCTTAACACCGCACTCCCCCCTTAATCAATGCTGATATCAAGATCACCAGTAGCGATTCTCAGCGTATCTCCAGCATCGGTTGTTTTATTAGTTGTAAGAGTTCCATAAAGCAACATATTTCCAGATGTGATATTGTCAAAAATACCAATTGCAACAGTAGTAGCTGCTGGCATCCCTGTGAAGTCAACATTCGTATCATTTGATGTTGCACCACTTGAAGCTGCTGTAAATGTAGCTACTTGACGAGCATATGAACCACCAGTAACCTCAGTTCCACCACCAGCATCAGACGGGGCAACAGTAAACAATGCTACATATACATCAGTCGGCATTGTGTATGACGCAGTTCCAAGGAAGTGATCAATAAGTTTATTCTCAAGATAGTTTGTAAGATTGCCTGCCATTTATTAATCCTCCTGATTAGTATAGTACAATTCTTTTTCTTCATCACTAGGCAATCTGAAATTGTCTAGTGCAAGAAGAAGGTTGGCTTCTTCCGATGGAAGCAAACCCATTTTATTCCTTTGTGAAAAACGAAATCCAGATCCAGTTGTATATCCAGATCCGCTTTCAAACACAATTAAAACATTTCCTTCTTTAGAGATATTTTCTTTAGCGATTTCTTTTTTGACCGCAACTTTTTTTTCTACGGTGCTTTTTGGTTTGTTAATTTTTTCCGATGTTACACTTACTTTATTATTAGTCATATGATCAATCTTATCACTTATATTTATTTAAATCAATTAAATATGATAAAAGGCGGGGTTCTTGTGAACCCCGCCCGTTATCTACTTTAATTGTTTAGATTAGAGTGAGCGCAACTTAACATTCTTACCGATTACATATGAATCAGCATTTTCAATGTTGTTTGCAACTCTCATGTACTGAGTGTACTCAATGGTGTCAGTCTTTGGCTTGAACTGGCGGTACACTGTGATGTCACGGTGGATACCAATTACACGGTTATTTGGGAATGTGAGTTCCACAAAGCCATGCGATCCTGCTGCGCCCGAGTAGTCACCAGTTGCGGTTTCTGGCATCAAAGGTACTTCAACAAGAGGAATACCAAATGGTGAGAGACCAGTTGCACCTGGACCACCATTTGCTCTCATTGAGCCTTGCAAGAATGCCATTTCACCAGCTGTTGACATTGGTGCAGGTGCGCCTGCAGTTGCCTCAGTTGCTGAGTTTGGATTACCCAAGCTATAGATTGAGTCCTGAACAATGCCTGGACCTGTGAAGAATCGCAGTTCATTACGGCGCTGCAAGTACTTGCTTGGCAAGGTACGAAGAACCTTATCGTAGGTTGAGCGAGAAACATTGTTTCCTGCGAAATCTACAACATCTCCGCTTGTTCTTGCAAGCTTGTTAAAGCCATCCAAAGCCTTAAGAAGACCGTTGTTTGACGATGTGTTGCCGTTGATGAACAAGTCATCAAGGTCGTTTGCGGTCTGGCGAGCCATGATCTGTGCGATATGGTCTTCCAGCGAAGCGCCCTCAATGTTGTCTTCCAACGATTCTGTTGAAATATTCCAGTCAAGACGGAGCTTTACAGTTGAAAGCGATACCTTGCTGAATGTGACAGCTGCATTTGCGCCATCATCTGTTGCTTCGGTTGCCTTTGCAAGCAAACGAGTGCCGACAGAGATCTTGTCAATGTCCATCTGTGGAGTACGCATACGAATTACTCGTGCGTTCTTCATCAATACTGATTGATCAACAACGAAGTCAAGGAAGCGATTGGCTTGCTCTGGGTAGAGAAGTCCACCACCACCGCTGACTGGGCTGCTATTTGAAACCACCGCAGTGGTTACTTCATTGGCTTTTGCCAAAATTTCTTCTTGTGATGCCATGTAGTTTTTCCTCCTTACCTTATGACCTATAACCTAGGGAGCTAATTAACTCCTGTGGCAAATATGTATTCTTCCAGAAAGAAGTAGGTGCAGACTTAACAAGTGCTTCACCCTCCTCTTCTTCAGCGTCTTCTGGATCTACGCTTTTCTTTACAGCGCCAGCTGCGGCAAATGCCTCAACTTTTTCTGTTTGCTCTGATAGAGCAAGCTCTGCTGTTTCCAGCTTTTGTTGCAGTTCAGCACTCTGAACTTCAAAACTCTTAGCAACTGCTTCAATTTTTTCCTGAACAGAGGCTTCAACTTCTTCCTTGATTGAAGTAGCAAAACTAGCCAGTTTTTCATCAACAACAGCACTCAGAGCGTCTTTAAGGATGTTAATATCCATTTCTTCCTCCTGTGTGTTTCCACTTACTTCAACGGAAGTTGAAGTTGTTTCCTTGACATCTTGGAACAACCAACCAACAAACTTCTTCAAAAGACTAAGTTTATTTGCTTCTTGTTCATTCATGTCAGAGATCTTATCATAATTATCATTTGCTTGCAATTCAGTGTCTTGCTTAATAACGGATTCCATATCTTTACTTTCTTCATCAATTGTATCAAAATCTAAAACCTCAAGTGTTGTTTCTGATTGATTATCTTCAATTAATTCAGCAGAATCTGATTTACCGAAAAGCTGAGCCAATGCCATAATTATTTCATTCATTGAAGACTCAATTTCATTCTCATCTTCCATCTCATCTTCCATTGAATCTTCAGACTCCGCAGAAACAGAAGGGATTTCAACTCCTGCTTCCATTAGTGACTCAAGTAGGTCTTCAAGAATAGATGTGATTTCATCGCCATCAACCATTTGTTTTTCAACGGTTTCTTCATTTTCCATATTGCTCTCCTTTTTCTTTTTCTTCTTTTTTGGCTTAAACTTTGGGTATCCAGACGGGAAAGGGGCAACTGTTGGTGAAGCAATTCCATTTCTTGATGGGTACTTAGATTCTGCATTATCTGTAGATACAGACACTGCGGGAGCTCCACCGCCAGCACCTAAGCCATCCTTCTCTACATCTTCACAAGTTCCGCAACCGCAATCGCAACCATCTTTTTCTAGGAGATCCAAAATGCCTTCAAGAATTGCATCCTCAAAACTATCTTCAAAATCTGCTTTTTCTTTAGTGTTTTGATACCTTTCAAGAAGTCTTCTTCCCTTGGCAGCAAGCTTTGCTGCATCCGACCTATTCTGAGGAACAGGCTCACCCCAAGCTGCTGCTGAAAGCGCAAGTCTTGTTGGTTCTCCATTTGGTTTTTTCATTGGTCCAGATGGATTGGTAAAAAATCTAGTCAGGAATGAACCTTTGCGGCGCATTTTTTCTGGAGTATCTGCTGCACCTCTAACACCTGGTTTTAGATTGGCACCCTCTGTTTCTTTAAAGTGTCTTCTTCCAGCAGCGGTTAGTCCACCCTTAGGGTCTTTCAAAGGTTGCTTTGCTTTTGCTAATTGACAATCTAGATCGCAGTCAAGGGCATAATTCAAACCACCCTCGTTATTCATTTTTACAAGGTCAATAACAGCTAAAGCATTCGCTGGGTTATCTACAAGACTAAGTTCTCCAAGAACATATTTTTTAATAATATTTACAGGTCTGCCATTATACATCTTGTCAGCCATCTCTTCTTTCTTGATGACTTTTCCACCAATAGAAAAAGAACGAAGAGTACCATCAAGGACTTTTTGCCAAGTATCCTCGGCACCTTTTGAGATATACGCCTCTACTTTAAAAGCATTATATGTATTTCCGTCTTTGTCGGTAATTGTTACTGGCTCATACTTAACAGCCTTACCAACAGCAATTGGTGCATGCATTTCACGGATGTTTCCACCCCAGTTGGCAAAAGCTTCTTTTGAAGCCTCAAAATCAACAATGTCGTTAGACTTATCAATATTGTCTGCAGTAGCAATACCACTTACAATTCTTTGCTCCTTCTTGATCATATCAATAGGGAATGAAATATTAAAATCAGTCATGCATACCTCGTAACTCTATATGTTATATTGTTTTTAACAATATTGCAAATCAGCCTAGTGCAAAAACAGATACAGCAGAGGCAGCAGTGATTACCTCAATGCTGGTATAGTCTCCACCGATTTCTACATACTCTGTAGTTTCTGCTGGAATAAGCACTGTATAGAGACCATTAAGCTTAATATCAACATCGGAAGCACCTTTGTTATAAACATATATCTCGCTTGTATGCTGCCCAATACTTACAGCTCCATCAGCCGTTACTAAATTTTTATTTGAATACACTAAAGTACTTTCACTCATAATTACTCTCCTTGATTAAATTTACTGGTTGAATCATTGTTCACTCCAGAGTCTTGATTTTGACCACGCTCTGCCTGAGCACCATCGGCTCTAGGATCGCTCGTTGCCCCATCGCCAGTTGGCGACTTAGGGGGAAACGCAGCAGAGTTATTATCATTACCGCTAGGAGCGCCTGGTCCAGCACTGCCTGATTCGTTCTGCTCTTTCTTAACATTTGTTGGGAAAGGAAGAACATCATCACCCTCTGATCTTTCAGGAAGACCAATTTGTGATCTAACCTCATTAGGTGTAATAACTTCTGTTCTAAGATATCTATCATTAATTCTTGATTGAATATCTTCATCAATAAGATCAATCTTATTTAGTTTGATCTGAACCATGTCTGTAAACTCTGCAATCAATCTATTAAGTTTCTTTTCAATAACAGCTTGATCTGGTCCAATTACTTGCATCTTGAAACTCTTATCCGCATCTCTTGACACTGCCAAGTTAGCGTTATCATAAACTCCAACCTTTGGAGCTGGTACTCTGTTTGCTACAAGAATTTCATCTCTGTTTGATTTGCGATACTTGTCAAAAGAGGCATCTTGTAC